TACGCTCTTTACAAAGTCGACAATAAGGCTGTTGACGCTAACATCATAAAGGCCAAGAACGAAGAGAAGTCTTGGCAATACGGCTATGACGAAGAGCATGACATTGTCGTCATATCCAAGGACGGCACCATTGGCGATATATATGTCATCAACTCGTTGAAGATTGCACTACCCGCTGTGCCTGATGATGTTGAGGATAATAACAATCGGTGGACAGCCAATGACTACCCAAAGGAACTGCAGAAGATAAAGAGCATATTCGAGTGGAATGCCAAGCCAAAGGAGTTTAAGGCAAAGTGGGTAGGGTATATTGAGAGCGAGTTTGACAGAAGGGAGTACGGTCATTGGTTCATAAACAATGGGGCTCCTACGTACTTGACGGGTAGCCACTATGTCTATCTACAATGGACAAAGATTGACGTTGGATTGCCAGACTTCCGTGAATCAAACCGCATATTCTTTATATACTTTGAGGCTTGCAAGGCTGACAAACGCTGCTTTGGTATGGTGTACTTGAAGAACAGACGTTCGGGTTTCTCGTTTATGAGTGCCGCTGAGATTGTCAATCAGGCTACCATGTCAAAGGATGCCCGTTTTGGTATATTGTCAAAGACTGGTGATGACGCTAAGAAGTTGTTCACCGACAAGGTCGTGAATATATCTAGCAACTACCCTTTCTTCTTTAAGCCCATCCAAGACGGTATGGATCGTCCAAAGACGGAGTTGGCATACCGTGTGCCTGCGTCTAAGATAACCAAGAAGAATATGTCTCGGTTTGATGACGATGAGATAGATGGCTTGAACACTACCATTGACTGGAAGAACACTGCTGACAACAGTTATGACGGTGAGAAGTTGCGACTGCTCATCCATGACGAGAGTGGCAAGTGGATGGCTCCCAATAAGATTCTAAACAATTGGCGTGTAACCAAGACGTGTCTTCGTTTGGGTAGTAAGATTATTGGCAAATGCATGATGGGTTCTACATCGAACGCATTGGACAAGGGTGGTGAGCAGTTCAAGAGTTTGTACGAGGACTCAAACCCTGCCGATAGGAACGCCAACGGACAGACCAAGAGTGGCATGTATCATCTGTTCATTCCGATGGAGTGGAACTTCGAGGGATACATCGACCAATATGGTATGCCGGTATTCCACACTCCCGCTGCGCCTATTCGTGGCGTAGATGGCGAGATGATAAGGATTGGTGTCATTGACTATTGGGAGAACGAAGTGGACTCTTTGAAGTCTGACTCTGATGCCTTGAATGAGTTCTATCGTCAGTTCCCACGAACAGAGTCACACGCTTTCCGTGACGAGAGTAAGGCAAGTATATTCAACTTGACCAAGATATATCAGCAGATTGACTACAATCAGTCCTTGATTAAGGATCGTGTTCTGACACGTGGCTACTTCCATTGGAGGGACGGAGTAAAAGACAGCGAGGTTATATGGACACCGAACAACAAGGGTAGATTCTTGATTAGTTGGTTTCCTCCAAAGCATTTGACTAACAATGTTGTTAAGAGGGGAGATAGTTACTACCCTGGCAACGAGCATATCGGTAGTTTTGGTTGTGACTCTTATGACATCTCTGGTGTTGTCGGTGGAGGGGGCTCTAATGGTGCCTTACACGGGATGACCAAGTTTCACATGGATGATGGCCCTAGCAATCACTTCTTCTTGGAGTATGTGGCACGACCTCAAACTGCGGAGATATTTTTTGAGGATGTGCTGATGGCATGTGTCTTCTATGGGATGCCTGTGCTTGCAGAGAACAACAAGCCTAGATTGTTATACCATTTGAAGAGCAGGGGCTATCGTGCCTTCTCTATGAACAGACCGGATAAGGAGAAGCACAAGTTGTCTAAGACGGAGAAGGAACTTGGTGGTATCCCTAACTCTTCTGAGGATGTCAAGCAATCACACGCATCATCAATTGAGACATTCATTGAGAAGTATGTGGGCTTGGATATGGAAGGAACATATAGGGCACCCGATGAGATGGGTGATATGTATTTCACTAGAACGCTAGAGGATTGGGCACGATTTGATATCAACAATCGAACAAAGTTTGACGCTACTATTAGCAGTGGACTGGCGATTATGGCTAACTATAAGCACCAATATATACAGGAAAAGAAGCAATCAAAAATAAGTGTTAAATTTGCAAAGTACGATAATAAGGGCAATACTAGCCAAATAATAGGATAATGGACAAAAAAACACTCGTCCCATATGTTACCTTCCCTAACAATAATGCTACGGAAGCAGAGAAAGCCTCTCTTGAGTATGGGCTTCAAGTAGGCCAATCCATCCAATACGAGTGGTTTAAACGGTCTTCAAACAGCTGTCGTTTTTACGATCAGTGGATAGAATTTAATCGCCTCAGGCTTTATGCTCGTGGCGAACAATCTGTTGCCAAATATAAGAACGAATTGGCAGTCGATGGGGACTTGTCATATTTGAACTTGAACTGGGAGCCAGTTCCCATCATTCCAAAGTTTGTAGATATTGTTGTCAATGGAATCTCAAATCGTTTGTATGATGTAAAGGCATCTGCACAAGATAGGCTGTCTTCCAAGAAGCGCAATGAGTATCGCAGAATGGTTGAGGCCGATATGCTTGCTAAGGACTTGTTGCTTCAAGTTAAGCAAGACTTTGGTGTTGATGCGTTTAACGTTAATCCCAATGATTTGCCAGAGAACAATGACGAGTTGAATCTGTACATGCAGATTAACTATAAACCTGGCATCGAGGTTGCCGAGGAGCAAGCCATTCGTACGATATTGTCAAACAACGGATACGAAGACATCAAGCGCAGAATTGACTATGACTTGACTGTCCTTGGTATTGGTATGGCAAAGCATTCATTCAACCCTAATGGTGGTGTGAAGATTGACTATGTTGACCCTGCTGATGTCGTTTACTCGTACACTGAGTATCCCACCTTTGATGACTGCTTCTACTTTGGAGAGATTAAGCGAGTGCATATCTCTGAGGTAAAGCGCATGTACCCTCACTTGACAAAAGAGGACATTGAAGAGATGTCCAATTATGCATACACTTGGTACCAGGATTACGGTGCCGTTCGTCCATATATTGACAGCGTATTTGAGAAAGAGATTGTAAACCTTCTTTATTTCAACTACAAAACAGACAAGCGCTTTGTCTTCAAGAAGAAATACTTGGACAATGGCGGAGAGCGTGTCATCAGAAAGGACGAGAACTTTAACCCACCAACTGACGAGCAAGAGCGTTTCGAGAGAATCGACAAGGTAATTGACGTTTGGTACAAGGGTGTGATGGTTCTTGGAACCGAAAAGATTCTTGAGTGGGACATGATGAAGAATATGGTTCGTCCTAAGTCTTCGTCTCACGTTGCGTATCCAGAATACGTGGCTATGTCTCCACGAATGTACAAGGGCCGTATCGAGTCTTTGGTTCGCAGAATGGTAGGTTTTGCTGACTTGATTCAGTTGACCCACTTAAAGCTGCAGCAAGTAATTGCTAGAATGGTCCCAGATGGCGTTTATATTGACGCTGACGGCCTTAACGAGGTCGACTTGGGTAACGGGTCCAACTACAACCCAGAAGAGGCTCTAAGGCTCTATTTTCAAACGGGTAGTGTTATTGGTCGTTCGTTCACTCAAGATGGTGAGTTTAACAACGCACGTATTCCTATCCAAGAGTTGGGTAAGAGTTCTGGACAAGCCAAGATTGCTAGCCTTGTAAATTCATACAATCACTACATGAATATGATTCGTGATGTGACAGGATTGAATGAGGCTCGTGATGGATCTACTCCAGACCCAAATGCCTTGGTAGGTGTTCAGAAGTTGGCTGCGTTGAACTCCAATACAGCAACTCGTCACATCTTGGAGGGCGGCTTGTTTATTACGAGACGTTTGGCCGAGTGTATCTCTTTGCGTATATCTGACGTTTTGGAATACTCTGAGACTCGTGAGCAACTTATCCATCAGATTGGTTCTCATAGCACAGAGATTCTCGATGATATTGCTGACTTGTACATGCACGACTTTGGTATTCACATCTTGGTTGCTCCCGATGAGGAGGAACGTGCTCAGATGGAGTCCAATATTCAAGTTGCCTTGCAGCGGGATCAGATTACATTGGAAGATGCCATTGACATCCGTGAGTTGAAGAACATCAAACTGGCGAATGAGTTGCTCAAGGTAAAGCGCAAGAACAAAGAAAAGCGGGACCAAGAGAACGAGATGAAGAAGATGGAGGCACAAACACAAGCCAACATCCAATCTTCTCAAGCAGCAGCACAAGCCAAGATGCAACAGATACAATTGGAGGCACAAGCCAAGATGCAGTTGAAGCGTGCTGAGTCTGAGTATGATACACAGAAGATGCAAGCTGAGGCCAACTTGAAGTTGCAATTGATGGAGCGTGAGTTC